GAAGAAATCTACATTTCATAGAAACAAAATGCCATGCTGAGAAGATGTGCTTTCCCAGCATGGCATTTTTTATGGTTCTAATTTTGATTTTACAACAAAAAACGATAGCCTCGACCTATCGTTTTATTTTACCCTATCGTTTTTTTGTTGTTTCAGAAATGAAAACAGCCTGCTGGGAAAGCACTCCACAGCAGGCTATTTGCACTTGATAAAGTCGAAAAAGTCACGCATTTTCGGCGTTTTTCCAAAAAGAAAGCACTGCACAATTGTATCATTTGTGCAGTGCAGTTATGGTTGCGGGAGCCGTCAAACTATCCTATGTACAACTATACATTTCTGTAAAAAAACGGCGTGAAAAAAAGAAGCAGCTTTGTGTGGAAATAAAGCGAAAAGGAGCAGCGACACAACAGAATTTTTAAGGATCAATCATATCAATGAATGTGTGAAAAAACTGGTCGTCTTGCTTTAAAAGCGTTTAACTTTTTCTCCCTATATTCTTATAATTAGTCTTGAAATGTGATCTACTTTGTGATATAATTATAAATATTGCTATTTGATTCAGGACGGTGAAATAAATTTGGAAACATTATTATATCATTCTCCGATGCTGGAGAAGAAACCTTACTGTTCCGCAACAGAACTCGTTGAAAAAATGGAAAGTAAAGGAATTACATTTCAAATAATATCAAAAAGCGATGCTGAAAAATATCTAGTAGAAAAAAATAATTTTTTGAGATTATATGCGTATAGAAAAAATTTTCAAAAAGCACGATTGGGCGAAAAGAAGGGTAAATATGTAAATCTCGATTTTTTTCATTTGAAAGCACTTGCAATTTTAGACTTGCAGCTTAGAAAGCAGATTTTTGGGATTTGCGTCGACATAGAACATTGTCTGAAATTATCTCTTTTGAAAGACTTTGAAACAAGGGAACCAGAAGATGCGTATGCAATCGTCACTATTTTTTTAAAGAGTAACTCTTATACAGCAAATGACATTTTGCAAAAGGGCATTCAACGAAATGGTTACATAAGTGATTTGCTAGAAAAATACATTACAGAACGTGGGCATTTAGATGATGAAGATGACGTGTATTATCACATATTTTACCAGAATGGCAAAGAAAAACAGTATCGTATCGATATGCCAATATGGGTTCTACTTGAATCCATTACATTTGGCGGACTAATTCGCTTTTACAAATTTTATTATGAATATTATGAAAAAGATAGTCCCATTCCAATTAGACTGCTAAATAGCATAAAAAGTATCCGTAATGCTTGTGCACATAACAATTGCATTTTGCATGATTTATCAAGAAACGAATGTCGCCCCCTTTCATTTGTCCGGACGTTTGTTTCAAAAAAAGGATGCTCGAAATCGATGATTCAATCAAGATTGAAATGCCGAACACTGCATGAATTTGCAAGTGTATTGTATCTCGCTAATAAACGGTATGGAAATTCAACATTTCTGCCAAAAGATATTTTACATCACGATTTAAAAGAAATACAAAGAGTTCTTGTGCGATTTGAACATAAATATTTAGGTCTGTTCCAGAAAAACGATATAATACTTTCAAGTTTTCAATTTTTAAAGAAAATCGTTGACTTTTAAGTGCCGAAGTGGTATAATAATATATGTAATGTAAAAACTAAATCAGTTTTAAAGGGAGCGGCGTTGCGACGGTGCTCCTGATTTTTTTATACAAACAAAAACCCGGCAGTACAACCCAGGAAATTTCCTGCTGTACTGCCGGTTTTTTGCTTGCTATTTACTTATACTGCCGTCAAACTTCCCGAAAATTGTCCACGCTCACGTATCCGGTGACGTACTTCCCAGCCGGTTTCTTGCCGCAATAGTCCTTGCGTGTTGTCACGCGATACCGTCCCAGCTTACAAGGTACGCCGTCGTAGATGTAGTACGTTCCGGCGGTCAGTCGGGCAGCCGGCGTGGAGGTAGTTTCATTTGCGAACAGCGGCACGTTGCTGCCGATGTGCACCGCCTGGCCTTTCGCAAACTTCCCGGATCTGCTGTTGGTATACACCGCCTCCCCACTGGAATCGAAAACGGAATACCCTGCCTTGCATGCCTTCTTGGCGTTCTCCAGAGAAGCATATGCGCCGATCTGGCTCTTCATATCGTTCGCGCTCTTTCGGACTCTGTACAGCTGCGAGGATGTTCCGTTGGATGGCTTTGCAGCAGAAGTGCCATTCAGATAGGCTTGTACCTTTGCCTTGAATGCCGCCCAGTGCGGCAGGATATACGCCGGGCACATCTTGTAGCTGTTGTGCATAGTGTTCAGCTGATCCACGGTCCCGTTCCGCCCGTCACGGACGTTGAGCCAATGCGTGTGCGTGTACAGGTGGTTGATGCCCAATCCATGCTGTTTCAGAAGTGCAGCTGCCAGACGTACAGCATTTTCCTCTGCCCGCTTGTCTGCTGCGTCACAGCTGCCATTCATGATGCACTCAATGGCGATGGTTCTGCGGTTGCCATTTCCGTTGCCGTCGGCAGCATGCCAGCCGGACAGCGACAGCGGCAGATTCTGCCACGCACAGGTGCTGTCCACATAGTAGTGTACCCGCACGGTCTTCATGTTGCCGTTGACAGTCGCACGGGTGTACTGCTCTGCTGGTGTAGTGCCGGCGGCAGTCTTGATGCGGTCAGTGTTGTGGATCGTCACACCCAGCACCTTGCCTGTCAGCTGTGCTGTCGGCATGTCAATATGGTTAGGATTGTGCCTTGTCAGCAGATACTCCTTGACGTTCACACCGCCGAGCGTGGTTGTTTTGTCAGGTGTTAAGATTGCCATAATCATTCATCCTTTCCTTTGTTCTGTAACAGTTCGATTGCTTTCGTCAAAATTCCAGGCAGCGGCACGCCCAGCAGCCCCGCATTTTCCGTGATGGAAATCAGCTCGTTGACGGTAAACGCGATGCACACCGCGTCCCGGATGTACGACGTGCCCAGGGTAATATCCAGGCGTACCGCCACCAGAACCAGCAGCAGGGAGACGCATTTCTTTGCCAGACCGCGCCAGCCGATCTTGCTGGACAATCTGCCGGTGTCTGATTTCGGGGACTTGCCGCAGGCTGCCACAGCAAGCCCTGTGATATAGTCTACGCCCATGAACAGCAGCAGCGTGACCAGTGCTGTGTCCCAGCCGCCGACCAGCCCGGCGATGAAGCTGCCGACAATGCCGGCAATCGTGCAAATGGTTTCTTTCATAGTTTCCTCCTAGTCAGTCAATAAATCCAGTGATCGTAAAATACAGCGTAGAACCAGCGGCGATTTTACTGCCAAGAGCATACACGGATACAAGGTTATCTCCGTTGTAGTTTTCTACGGCAACATATGCCCCCACGCCAGACGATGACCGCCCTACACCGGAACATCCGACAATTTTGGAAAAGTCAAAGGTCGTTGAAGCGATGTACTGCGGTGCTGGGTATGAGGTAGCAATATCGTTCTTTAGGACAACACTTCCGGTTATCGTGATCTGTTTGCCGTAGGTGCGATACTTGACGGTGCCGGATTTGGCATAGCCCTCTACGGTCATGGCTACCCAGCCGGAGTCGGTCAGGGTATCGGCTTCTTTTGCTTTGGCTACAGTGCTACCATCTTTACCAGTCGCTGTAGGCGTAAACGAAGATTCTTTTGTAGAGTTATTTGAAAGCGTCATAGTCCAACTGCTTGACGTGCCACAGCTCTCCAGTACTCGAACCTTTATACGCCCCCATTGAATACTACTCTGGTACACATATATTCCATATTCATTTCCGTTGGTCTTTATTGCGATATGTTTTTCGTCGAATTTGTAACGAGTTTCCCATAAAAGATCATGAATTTTTATACTTGAATTATTATTACATCTTAGATGGAACAGAACAATGCCATGCCCTCTACCATAATCACGAACAATACTTAATCTTGCTACACGATCAGCATAACCGGTTAACTTTCCACTATAAATCTTGTACCAACCATCAGAATTAGCCTCGTCACTGCCGTAATAGCCAACGTTTCCGATTTGATCTATATCTCTGTGGGCGTGAGATAAAGGTGCAGCATATCTGCTATAATTTGCGCTATCCAACAGCACCCTTTCACCCTGCCATTTGTCCACACCCGTTTGCTTGTTCCAGTATAAGTCGCCGCTAGATGTCAGTAATGATCTTAAATAAAAACCATAGCTGGGGCCATCATTCCATCCGTTTCGATGTCTAACAGACAGTATACTGTGCCAAGCACTGTTTTGGTCGAGCCAAGATCCGATTAGCGATTTTCGTTTCGACAATCCCGTTTTCAATGGCTCTTTTGCAGCTACTGTTGCACCGGCTACGGCTGATGCATAAGTCCCTTGTGCTGCTCGTTGCGTTCCGACCAATAAATCCACACAATTTGACGCTAGATCAATATCGCCGGTCATCGCCCCGCCAGCCAACGGCAGATATTTCGACAAATCCATATTACTCAACTTTGTCACCAGTGCATCTGTAATCTTATCCAGAGTGGCTTTGTTCGCATGCGTATGCATATTCCCATACGCACTAAGCCACATTGCCCACCATTCCATGTCCAGCTTTTCCAGCGTGTCCTTGTTGCTGTGGACATGCGCCTTGTTCACAGTGCCCTTAAAATCGGAATAGTCCTGCACTGTTAGCTTATCCAGTACAGCTTTGTTGCTGTGCTCATGTGTTTGTCCATACACTGTCAGCCATGAAACATCATCAATTTTATCCAGCGTTTTCTTGTTATCGTGGGTGTGTGCTTTGTTTTTGGCACTGTTAATTGCGATCCATTCTGTCTGCGTGATCTGGTCGAGTACTTCCTTGTTATCATGCTCATGGGATTGCCCGTATACAGTCAGCCACGCTGTTTCATCGATCTTGTCCAGCGTTTCCTTGTTATCGTGGATATGTGCCTTGTTGACAGTCCCTTTGAAGTCCGCGTAATCCTGCTCCGTGATTTTATCCAGAACGCCCTTGTTGGAGTGTGTATGAGCCGTTGCATCGGCACCAGAGCCGGCATCTGCAATGCTGCCGCCGCCCTGCCCGCCGCTTCCGCTTGTGATGCCGCTTTCCTGTGTGCCTACCGTCAGCTTCGCATTTTCAGGTGCCGCGATCGGAATCTCAATTGCGGTTATGGGGAAAAGGCTCTCCGCGGAATCCCCCGGCAGCTTTGTCCGTACATAGTCGCCGTGTGTGAAGTGCTCCACGCTTTCGTCGATGTCCGCCAGATCGATGGCTTCCGCACGGATCGTGCTTGCCGCTTTCCCGTTCTGCCGCAGCCACACTGCCCCCTGATGCGCCAGCGTTCCCGCGTCTGTAATGTCGTCAAAAGTTATAGCCTGCTGTATCAGACCATACTTTTCCATGCGGGATTTGCTGTAGACCATGTTTCCGGATTTCACGAGATCGTCCGTTCCGGTCATGTACTGGATCATAAAAGTGGCATCGTCATCGTCCGCCTTATCTATCGTAAGACGGACTTCGTTATCTCCGCCGCTGTCCTTTCGCTTTCCCAGCGGCACAACGGCAGTCGCAAGTGCGGTACAGTCATATGTCCAGTCGCAGTTCAGCAGATTTTTGGCATACCGCACGTCCTGAGTACAGGTCCCGTCCGGGATTGCCAGCCAGTCGATATATCCGGCACAGGTATCGCTGCCGACGTATCGGACACGCAGAATGCCGCCGAATGAATCCAGCAGTTTATCTTGGATTTCTTCCCAGAAAGACGGATACACGCCGTTGGAGCGTGCAATCGTTCCCTCCGTTCCGTCCTGTGTCATTGCCTTATGTACCGTTACAGTACCCAGTTCGAAGCTTTTCGACTTGTCCCGCAGCTTTTGGTTGTACATTTTGATATACCAGTACAGTACGTCTTTTGGCGTTGCTCCACTGATCGCATAGGAAAAGTGCAGGTCATTCAGCCATGCCAGAGCCCCCTCGCAGTCATACGTGCGTATGCCGTACATGTCCTGACTGTATCCTGTAACTTCTCCGTAAAAAAGCAGTTCGCTGTCCCGCCAGATCTTCACGCGGGACACCTTGCATTCGATTTTCCTGTACAGCGGGTGCTGCGGATAGATCGCAAAGGAAAAGCTGTCCACGCCGTTGACCACAAGCTTTACGTCAGGATCTGTGACGTACTCCATGCCGTTGACACTGCCGGTGAAGCACAGCAGCTTCTCATCTACTTTGACCTTATACACTCTTACAGGCTCCTTTCTTGCAACTTTATCGTCACTGTCAGATCACCCTCTCCGACACAGCAGAACCCGAACTCCTGCGTTGCCCCCGCCGGAATCTCAACGCCGCTGATCGCCGTATCTTTCCCGCTTGGCAGCGATTCGGATTCGTTCAGAAACGTGTCGCTGCTGCCGCCCGTGTGCCGTTCCGTTGCCGTGACATAGAAAGCCTTGTCGCCGTTGAACGTCGGCACAGCAGGAGCACCGCCGGTGTTTGTCACAGAGGCGTGTATCAGGGTGACAGTCGGACTGTCCACTGTGCCCACGCCCTTCCCGACTGTGTGGCCGGAGCAGGTCGCCGTTCTGACCTTGGTCTTGTACTTATACGGATCGCAGGTCGCCGTCAGCGTGACTTCCCCGATCTGCCCGTCAGGAGAGAGTGCCCCGACAGATACACGCCCCGTGTAGCAGTACTCCCTGTCATCGTCCAGCACGATCTTCACCCGCCTGCCGTTCAGGGCGTTTTGCAGCTTTGCATACGCCGCATTCAGCCCGTAGCGGTCAGCGGCAAACGTAAACTGCATCTTCAGCGTGCGGCTTTTGTACGTCACGCCGCCGAAGTACTCCGTAAAGTCCACAGCCCCGTCTACGCCGGGGATCTCCACCAAGTTTGTGTTTGGTTCCGCTTCACCGATGCTGTAGGAGTTCAGAAAAAGCTGGTACACGTCATACGAATGCTTCCCGTCAAATTTGATGCCCTTCATCTTATGTCACTCCTCTCCTTGCTTTGCTTTGCAGGTTGCCAAGTTCACGGTTCATATCAGTGGCGATAAGCTTTGCAAGCGTTCTGCCATTGATCTTGATGTCGTGACCAGATACAGCCACCAGTTGCGGAAAGTAGTCCAGTATCGCCGCCAGAATTTCAGACAGCAGCTCCATAACGCCGGCATTTTCGGCACGGACAGCTTCCTGTACATAGCCTTGCAGCGTGGCAATAGGAGCGACAGCCTCTGCGCCTGCCTCACCACCAATCATGGCGTTACCAGTGCTAGGGTTAACGCCAAAAATGGTCGGCTGGTTAAGTACAGCACCCTTTGCGTACCACTCAACGCCGATGTGCGGAATGGACGGCGGGTCAAGGGAAAAACTGCCTTCAATGCTAAAATGTGGGAGTTTGATGTCTGGCAAATGCCAGTCAAAATCGAATATACCTTTCAGCCAATCCACAACGGCGCCGATGGTCTCTTTTATTCCGCTAAATTTTTCAGACGCAGAATCAAAAATTCCTTTGAAAGTGTTTTTGAACCCGTCCATAAATCCACTTAAATAGCCGGAGACGGTGTTCCACATACCAGACACAATGCCTAGGATGCCGTTCCACATCTCGCTAAATCCTTGCTTGATCATGTCTGTATCGCCGGTAAAAATACCAACAAAAACATCAAACAAGCCTTGCAGAAATGAGAAAATGCCGTCTATCCATTGCAAAATTCCGTCAATCGCACCCATAAAACCGTTGATAATACCAGATATCTCAGACACAGTTGTGGCAACTGCCGCTCCAATCAATCCGATAATTGGTTTAAGCCAGTCTAGTTTGTCCCCGAATCCCTGGAACTTCTCAATCCATCCCGGGACGTGTGCGCTCAGAGTCTCAGAAATCACGGAAATGACAGGTGTGAATATAGCCGATATAACATTAATGACATCCGCCACAGCCCGGCAAGCTCCGGCGAACAAAGACATTACTGTGGATGCTGCTCCACCGCTTTCCGAAAATCCGGATAGCTTTTCTGTGATAGGGGAGATAGCGTCTTTTAGATCGTTCCATGCGCCTTTCAGAGCGTCCATAATTGGCTGGAAAGACTCTTGCACAAATGATGCGACAGCCTGTGCTTTTTCCCACCATTCTCCAAGTTTGTCCTTAAATTCGCTTATTTTCGGTGCAATATCCTGGAATTTCTGCCGTGCAATGTCAGCCCATTCGGAAAGCTTTTGCATAGCCGGATTAACAAACTCTTCCAGAATTGGTTCGCCGACCTCCGCCTTGAATTGCCGCCACTTCTCCGTCAGATTCGCTTGCACGTTGGCATACTGCGTGGATTCCTTTGCCGCTTGTCCAACGGCGCCGGATGCCTGCATCATGTTCTGTGCATATTCCAGACGTGTAGCCTGTTTTGTAGCCTCGTCCAGGCTTGCCCATGCTTTGGTTTCGGATATAACGCCTTTTTCCACGGCGTAGGACGCCATCTGCGTATCATTTGCAAATAAGCCGATAGCCTCACCGCCCTCGTAAGAACCGTTGATAAAGCTATTCAGATGCCCCATAGACTCATCCAGGGACACATCCCAGAACGCTGCTGCATCTGATGCCAGAGACAAGCCAGATGCTGCAAGGTCGGTGGCGTCTTCCACCCCAAATCCTAAGCCCTTAAATTTTGCGGTAAGGGAAGTCATGCTGCCGGTCAGACGTGTGGACACTACGCCGGTAGAGTTCGCCACTTCCTGCATCTTCTTTTGCGCAGTTCCGGCGTAGTCTCCCATGATTTGGTCAAATGCGGAATTTTCTGCCGAAACTTCGGCTGCTGCGTCCACAGATTCTTTTCCAAATTTTATAAGCGCACGCCCGGCTTGTGCTGCAAGGTCAATGACCTTTTCCAGACCGCTTGCTATTACATTTGAAATAGCGCCTTTCATGACAGAAAATCCGCCCTCTGTATTTTTGGCGCTTTCTCCCAGGTCTTTAACCGACTTTTTCGCCTTTCCGGCGGAATCGTCAAGATCATTCTGCGTGCGGTCTAATTGATCGGCAGCTCTTTCAGCAGTTTTCAGCTTGTTTTCGTTCTGCTTAAGTTCTGCACTAAGCTTTTCAATACTTTCGGCGCATTCTTTCGCCTCTTTGGAGTTTTTCCCTTGTGTCAGATAGAGGTCTTTGTATTTGGTTTTCAGCTTGTCAAGCTCTGACTTCTGCTCGCTGATCTCTCCTGTCAGAGAATCCAGAGATGCAGATGTTACTTTTACGTCGCTGCTCTTGCCCTTGAAAGCCTTGCTGAATGATTCTCCGATCTTCCCGAACGCTTTTGACATTTTGGATTCCGCTTTCTCAGCGTCTTCCTGCGTTGTCTGTAGCTGCTTTCTCGCATCGTTACTGTCAACGACGATTTTTCCGCACAGCTTAAAAATATCCGTTTTCCCTCACCTCCTGTCAATAGGTCATTTCTGCCGCTCCAAATTGCATCTTCTCAAATCTGGCAATGTTGTTCCGGATAAGCACAGGGACAGCATCCTTTCTGATGTGCATGGACTGTTCTTTTGCAGAGTTGGTTTGCAAACTGTCCAAAAATTCGTTAAATGACTTATCCCGGACTTGATGCAAGAAAAACTCCCAGCACTGCTGCTGGGAGGATTCCTTAAACATTTTGCAAACTGTGTCTGTAAATCTGCACTGCCGCAGCGCTATTGCCAGCATTTCCAATGGATTAGCATAGCGCCGGTACAATAGATCAAAAAAACCGGTTATTCCGTCTTCTGTCCGGAAAGCGATAACAGCTCCGTAAAAAAATCCTTAATCTCCTTAGAGGTTACAAGCTCCCGGAGCATAACAGCATAATAGCCAGGGCTGGACTTTCCGATTTCCTCTTCTGTAGTGCCAGTAAGAGATGCCAGCAACTTTCTCAGATACGGTTCGCACTTTCTGTAGTTGCGGATAACAATTGCAACTACCTTTGCCGCCGCAATAGCGCCGATCTGCCGGAAAACGTCCTTTCCGTTGGACTTCTTACCGGTAGATTCTCCGATTCTTGCAACTGCTGCTGCAATTGCCGGGTCTTCTGTCAGTGCTGCGATTTCGTCAGAGCCAATTGCTGCCACAATGTCAAATAATGTTCCAATATCGTCAGCTGTCAAAGCTCTTGTGAATGTAAAATCTTTCTTTACTGCCATTTTTGGTTCGCCTTTCCTCTCTTACTTTACAGCTGCTGCCTTGCTTGCGGAATTTGTGGACGCACTTTGTGCATCTGCGCTTGTCTTCGGATAATAAATCCGGATGCCCAGACCAGTCATGCGGTCATTGTCTACATAAGGCTTGTACGCCTCAAATGTAAGCGGCAGGACGCTTGCCTCAAAACTCTTTCCGTCAACTTTTGCGCCGCTGGTGCAGATTGCCTTGTCAAAAATAATAACAATAGGCTTACGATCTTTGAGCGTTTCGCCCACATATGCCAGGCTGTCAATCCAGTGTTCTTCTTTGATTGTTTGTCCTGTTTGACCAACCAAGTAGTCTTTTGCGCCCTGAGACTCTGCAAGTTCGGAAAATAATGCGTGATTCAGCAGCTCCGGTGTCATATCCAGTGCGTTAACTGTCAATGTGCCTGTTTCACCGGTTTTCACAACGCCGCCATACACCTTAACGCCTACACCGTCAATCGGGACATCGTACAGCGTGCTGGTGATCTCCAGGCTGTTTCCGCCAGATGTCGCACATAGCAGAGTCTTTTCAAAGTTGAACTGTGCATTGCCGCCGGTGGTACCGGTCGTCAACATCAGTCCTTTGTGGATCGTCCCGGCACCAAGCCAGATTCGCTCCAGCGTATTTCGTGTCATGCCATGCTGTCCTGCCTGCATATTACTCCACACTCCATTCTATATATTTCAGATTGATTTGTATTTTTTTCAACCGTGCATCATCGCACGGAACCGCAGCAGTGCTGCTAAAGAACAACGCCGCTGCATACTCATCGTCGGACGTGCTGTATCCGGCAACTCTGGGAAACGCCTTGCAGATTCTCTCCCGGGCAGTTGTCAGTGCGTCCCAGCTCGTCCCAACCAGCGTGAGCAGGAACGTCCCGGACAGCATGCCACTTTCTTCTGTAACCGGGCTGCTGCTGCAATGCCCGACACAGTAGACCGGTGGCAGCTTTCCGGAAGTCTGATAGGTTTCATACTGATATGGTACTCCCGCTGTGTCCATACGGGCTTTCACCGCCGCTAGCAATTCTCGTGTCATGATAGCCCTCGTTTCAGCAATGCCGCAAGGCGTTTTTCTGCCTTCGGCAGGTCCTGATCTGCGACGTGCTGCAGCGTGTGCTGTGCCGCCTTGCCGTCCGTCTTGTAGTACTGCACGCCGTTCTTGCCATATACCACAGTGACTTTTCCTTTGTACGACGGTTTTTTTGACCCGGTATATCCGGCGACCGGCACATACCACGGAGACATCCTGCCGTCTCCGTTTGCCGCATGCATGCCTGTGCCGAATTCGTTCCAGACGGCGTTTTCTAGGCTGCTGCCGACGGTTACAGAATGCCCTGCCGCATCGACAACGTAATCCCACGAGCCTTTCAGCTGACCCTCATCCACCGGAGACATCGCCGCTGCATCTGCCGCAAGCAGTGCACCCATTTCCGTGAGAAATTGCTCCGCGGCACTGTCGATTTGGTCGGCAGCTTCCAAGATGTGTGTCTCCAGAGAAACACTTTCCAGCCTCATTGTGCGACACCTCCTGTGTACCGGAGATAAATCTCCAGCTGTGATCCGCCTTCCATGCCCATAGGGTTGTCGATGTCCAGCACGTCATAGCGCTTTCCACCGCATCGCAGACGGCAGTTTTCCGACGTGATGCTCTCTGGGAACTGCACCCAGTCTGCCACGAAAATGTGCGTGGATTGCTCCGTCTTGGCGTTATACGTTGTATAGCGGCTGTCGCTTCCGGAAAGGTCTAACCAGCCGTGAAGCGTCAGCACAGGTACTTCCTGCTCCACTGCCTCGCCGATCTCGTTGACCTGGTTCTCTACCAGCAGCAGTTCTGCAGCTGTATTTCCGCCGATCCGTCCGTACATGGTCAAAACCTCGCTTTCCGGTATCTGTCCAGAAATCTGACAAGCCGTGCAGGAACGCCCAGAACTCCGCTGTAAGCGTCCTCTCCGGAAAAGATCACGCTGTGCCGGCTGATGGTTTCCGATGCAATTCCAGCCCTGTCAGCGGCGTTCTGCCCTGTCTTACTAAGCTTGTACCGCAGAATATCCACGCACCCCATTACTACGTCCTCCGGATACACCACGCGGTACAGCACCGCAGAAGCGGTATCAGCCGGAGCAGGTGACAGCATGCTGTCCGGCAGCACCGTGTACAGTCGCTCGCCGATCTGCACGGTGTCCCCTGTCAGGATCCGCAGGCTCGGTGTCAGCATGACACCGCCCTGAATCGCCGTCACGTGCCGGAAGCCGCGTTCTGTAAAGGTGTTGTGCGTTTCCTGTCGGATCGCAGCTTCCAGTGCGGCAAGATATTCCGCAAGCAGTTCGTCCGGTGCTTCGGTATCCGCAAATTTCCGGAGATGCTCCACTGTCATCAGCATGGTGTCCACTCCTTACTTCTTGAACTTCGCCAGTACCACCTTGGAGGTGTCAGACAGTGCTACCGCATAGAACCGGTCTGCACTGATGTCTGTCTTTCTGGACAGGGTGTCGCGTTCTGTTTCCACGTTGGTGTCACGCTTCAGGTAAATGGTCAGTGCGGCAGTGTCGTCCTCGGTTTCGTCGTCCTGATTCAGCTTGACGATGGGGCAGAAGTAGCACGCCGTAGTGGACTTTGTGACCTTGTCGCCGACCTTTGCAGCGGGCAGGGTTTTCCGGATCTCCGCGATGTTCCCCTCAGCCGCCGCCGTGCCGCTTTCGTCAAAGTAATACCATTCGCTGTGCAGCGGCACTTTCTTTGACGGCACCACGCGGCAGTTTGCCACCATGCCGATTTCACCGGTCAGCATCACGCCGTTCTTGTACTTGTCCGCACTGAGGAAGTCGCTGTCTTTCCGCAGCTGTGTCACCTGCTTCGGGTGGACAAAGATAACCTTGTCCGTGTTCACTTCCTCGTCCAGCACGTCAATGGCGTCCACAATGCCGGCGTACTTGATCGCCGCCGCACTGCCGTCATAGGTCAGCTGTGCCCCCTGCAACGCAGCCATGGCATCGGCATCGACCTTCGCCGCGATGGACTTTCCGATCTGGTTATTGGTCTCTGCCACCGGATTGCCGTAGCCGGACAGCACGGATTCGTCTGTCAGTTCCACCGCTTTCATCGCTTTCTTGATCTTCACGGTGGTGGTGCTGGTCTGGAGCTTTACGGTGTCTGCCTTTACGCCCTCGGCAACGTCTACCGCATCGCCGATGTAGCTGTACTGCGGCACGGTGATCGTGTCACCCGGTACGCCCTGCAGGGTGGTGTCCACCTTTGCGAACGGGGTGACAACGATCTTGCTGGTGATCTTGGCGGAGATCATATCCGCCATGACCTGCGGGTTTACAAGGTCCTGAATGGTTGTTGTTTCTGCCATAGTTATTCTCCTTTTCTACCGGTCAGGGTGTCGTATGTGTCTTTGTCGGTCTTGTACAAGTCCAGCCGCTGGGCATAGGACATCTTTGCAAACGCATCAGCAGTGACCGCAGAGCCGCCGCTGTTGTCCGGCAGCTTCTGTTCCAGTATCTGCTTTTTCTCTGCCGTCGCGAACTGCGTCGGATACTGGGATTTCAGCGTTTCCAGCGTGGTGTCCCAGCCTGTCAGTCTGCCCTTGTCGTCCAGAGCCACGCCGTCCATGCCTTGCAGTTTGTACGCCAGATAGTCTGTGTCCAGTGCTCCCGCTTTCAGCAGTGCCACCTGCACCGCAGCGTCCAGTTTTGCCTTGGCAAGCTCTGCTTCCAGTTCGGTGACGCGGGCGTTCTCCTGTGTCTGCTTGGCGGCGTTGTCTGCCCTGGTCTGCTTCTGGGCTTGCTTTAACGCGTCCTGTGCCTGTTGCAGCTGTACTTGCAACGCATTGTACTCTTCCGCCGTGTAAGTCTTTTCCGGCGGTGACGCGTTCGGCTGCTGCTTTGTGCCTTCATCCGGCGTATCCTGTTTCTTTGCCTCTTCTGCCATTTGAATCAGTCCTTTCGTGATTTGGGTATAAAAATAGCACCTGATCGCTCAGATGCTGATTTTTCGATAAAAGAACGCCGTACCCGCTGGCTGAATTGTTCTTGTTTTCCGCCCTCCGCCAGTTTTCGCCCATGGTCGGGGCGGTGATTACAGTTCGATGTCTTCGATCGCTGCACGTACTTCCAAACTGGCGATATAGTCAGCCATCGCTCTAATCTGGAAATTATAGACACCTCTCGGACAGGTCGGCGTGAAATTCAGCTTTCCAGTGTCCCATTTGTCCAGCATTGCTTTCAGCTTCTGGTACCGGACAGCCACCTGTGCATACTCTGCCTTAAACCGTTCCTTGTAGTCATCACTGCACATCAGTGATACTGTGTCTTTCAGTTCTGCCTGTCTGTATGTTGCCATTATTTTCTCCTTTCTGGCATGAAAAAAGCACCTCGGGTGAGATGCTTTTTCTGTATAAGATTTCGGAAACACTATCGATTCTCCTCAAAGAAGAAACACGGTTTTCCACCGGTACGAATTGCCACTTTATTGATTTCTTTCGCTTTGCTTACGATTTCCTGTGGTGTGTTTTTTGAAAAGGTTCGTGTTTTTCCTTTTATCATATATTTACGCCATTCCATTGGATAATCAATCAGCATTTTCATTTCCTCCTTTGTGCAGCAAAGCTGCCACAACATCACGGGACATTTTTCTCGGCTTTTTGCTGCAATATTCTGCCACGCATTCTGAAATAAATTCGTCGAGCGATTCATCATCTATAAGTCCGTAAATGGACAGTGCTTCTTTTTTCAATTTCATTATAGCATCTTCGTCTAACCCTGTCAAGCTTTCAAAAAAAGCATCTCGAATGTCACGTACTTTTTTCAGTCTTTCCTCATAATCCGGAACAGTATCTTTCAAATGCTTTTGCAATGCATGACCAAGCTCATGGCGAAAAGCGTGATAAGGGGAGGAGCTTGACCATTTCCCCGTTTTTTTCATTTCAGCAGCAACTTTTGAAATTGTATTTTTTCCTTCCTTACCGCCTGCCCCGAAAATTGAGAGTACGCCGCTGTTGTCATTATAGTTTCCCCAGAATCCGTTATTCCCATACGGTTCTACCGAAACACTGCTTACGCTGGACATTTCCCCGAACTTTTGCGTAAAACGATCATACTCATCGGAAAATTCTCTCGCAAGCTGTGGCGTGATCTCTTTTGTTCCACTGGCCTTATCAAATGCGATACTGTAATTCCCTTTTAAGTACTTGATTTTCTCCGCCTGATACGTCTTTCCCGTACCGCCGTTATCCTTTGGCGTAGGCGGTGTGACTTCTGCGGCGTGACCGTTGTGATGCGGTATCGTGACATCACGCTTTTCTGCTTCCTGCCGGATATATCCGGCACGGTATTCCGCGTAGGATTCACTGGAAACCTTCACAAGGGCTCTGTGCTGGTTGTCATACTTGTAATCGTCGTCGGCTCTGACCGCCCATCTGGGGCGGCTGTAGGCGTGACAGCGGCAGTTGATGTCCTCGGACGCAATGCCAAACTTACCGGGTGCCTGTGCCTTTCTGCCGTCTACTTCAAAGGGTTCGTCCAGCTCACGGACCTGCCCGTCCAGCTGGACATGGTGCGGGCGTGTCTTTTTGTCCATGGTGCTGTCCCACTGCTTCACCAGATCTGCCCCCTGCTGCTTCGCCGTTCTGGCGGCTTCCAGTCTGGCGGCGTTGGCGATGCGGTTTCCCTCGGTGCGGACGATCAGCTTTGCCCGTCCCAGTGCCCCGCCACGCATAGTGGCATAGTTGCCGATCATTTTGCCGGTGATCTGGTTCGCCATGTCCCCGTAGCTTGCACCAGATGCAAAGCCAGCGGAAACAATATCGGTGATATGCTTTTTCAGTCCGGCAAAGTCCTCGCCGATGCTGTCATACAGCGGCTTTACAAGCTTCGTGTCGTTAACGGCAGCCTGACAGACCTTATCCTGCGGAATAGGCAGCGAGAGCCGCAGCCCGTCGCTTTGCAGTTCGTACAGCACCGCCGTGTGCCCTGTGAGATAGCAGTCCTGCAAGTACTCCTGCACGGTGCGGTACGTCTTGCTGTGCAGCTTTCCGAGAATGCGTTCCAGCTGCTTCTGCAAGCCCTGCTGAAGCGCTTTCTGGTAGGCAACAGCCTGCCGGTTTTCCACGTCAGTCCGTTCGTCCAGCTGCCGGAGCCTGTCCTTGACATCTTCCAGTGCTTTCTGATACGACCGTTCCAGCTGCTCCATGACTTTTTTCTCGGAAAGCAGCTCATACTGCGTGGTCTGCTTCTGTGCCGGTGTCATCTGCCGCACCTTCTTCCAGCTGCTGCATCAGGCTGTCCAGCTGTGCACCGTCCGTCTGTTCCAGCGACTTCCGCACCTCTGCCTCGTCCAGTTCCAGCACCTTGCACAGCGGTTGCAAAACGGCTTCTACGCCCAGCTGTGCCGCCGCGGCAAGCAGCGTGCTGACCTTGGTCTGCACGGCAGCAGCTTCCGCACTGCCGATCGCCGCGTTGTCAGATTCGTTGGTGATACAGGTTCTTGTGAAGTCCATTTTCACGTCGGCACGGGTGAACGCCGTCCCTTTGTCCTTGTTGATCTGCTGCAGTACCACGTCGATGATGCCGTCCATCATCTGCCGCAGGTGCGTTTCCAGCTTGCCGCACTTGATGTCCAGCAGGGCGTACCGGGACTTGATGACCACGTTGGTGATGTTTCCGTCGCCGACCTGTGCGGCGTTGAAGCCCATGCCGAACTGATAGATGTTCTCTTTGTCCAGTTCCAGCTTGACCTTGCGGGCTTCATAGGGCACTTCTACCGTTTTCATGTCCACGCCGCCGCCGTCCGCCGTGCCGATGACCTTCTTAGTCTTGATGTTCTGCATCAGTTCCGTCATATCCGTGCCGCCGTATCCGGACACAACTACCAGATATTCTGCCGCGTCCTGCAAATTGTTGGACAGCCCACAGGACATAAGATCGTAGTCATCGATCAGCGATTTCACCGGCTGCAGCCCCGAAACGCGTTCACGGTTGTTGTCGATGCGGAACCACGGCAAGAATCCCAGTCCCTCGAAATAGGTGTCATCTGTGTTCTGCTTCTTGTACAGCACATGGGGACGTGGATTCGGAATGCCGTTTTCTGCCGCGTCCAGCGTGATCGTTCCGCTGTCCACCTGAGTATACGTCCACGTCTGCGTGTCGTCCATGACAAGCACCTTGTACACCGTGTGCCCGTACATGTCTGTCCGCTGCGGATACCGGTACAGCACATAGTCCCTGCCGTCAGAAGTGTATCTGCCGTCTGCTTCCACCACAGACAACGCATCGGCACACTGGAACGCCAGCCTGCCGTCTGCGTTCATATAGGCATACAGCCAGCCACAGCCGCAGACCACAGCATCTGTACAGGCATCTGCCAGTTCTGCCCGAAAGCGGTCGTTTTCGTTGAAGTAACTGTCCATTTCCTTTTGCAGCTGTTCATCTTCGGCAACCACGATCCTGTCACGGTTGCTAAGCAGGTACTGGACTTCCTGATCTGCCAGTTCCGTGAAAAACGGGTGTGAGATCTTGATGTTGCTTCTGGTCTTGTCCTCTTGCAGCTCTCCGTGGGCATCATAGTAAAACAGGCGGTAGTTCTGTATCGCATGGCGGGCGTGGTAGTACTGCCGCCCGATGCGTGCCTGTGCCTTTTGCGGATCCCCGTATGCTGTGTTCAGCAGCGTTTGTATTTCTCCGATGTGAAGCATTCTTTCACCTCCTACACAAGCCACATGCCGGGTGGCTTGGGGTTTTCATACACGCCGGTCAGAGCGTCCGGTGCGTCGTCGTGGGCGTTCTTTCCGGTACGCTGATACGACAGCACCGCACCGGCAAAATCCCGCCAGCGGTCTGCCCAGTTCACCGGAAACAGCACGTTCTGCATCACGCCGGTGCTGTTGGACAGGATCCGTGCCACCTTGTTCTTGCTCTGGTGAAACCACGTCACATGGGTGTGCTGGTTTCCCATCGCCCTGCACTCCCGTTCCACGTTTCTGGCGAACCCTCTGCCGCCGTTGTTGGATTCGATGATCGCACAGCCGATGTTGTGCTTTGTCAGCATCTGTGCAGTCTGTGGCTCGGTGGTTTCCATGGGTGCACTGGTATAGAGCACGTCCAGCACGTAGTACGTGCCGTTGTACACGCCGTAGCAGATGCTGCACAGGTAGTCGCTGCCCTCGTCTGCGGTATCCGTATAGCACAGCAGATACTGGAGCAGGGATTCCCCGTTCTCGTCCACCGGCAGCGTGGTGTAGGTCTGCATTCTGGTGTACAGTCTGCCCCTGATGTCCATGGGCTCCTGCTGATAGTTGGCGGCGGCGATCTCTTTTCCCATGGCACTCGTCTTTGCCAGATAAGACCTTTTGGTCAGCACGGCATCACAGAGCATTGTGCCGTCGTCCTGCAACGCTTTCATACAGACGTGCCGCATCTTTGCACCGGACTTTCGGTAGTGCTCCAACGCCCGCCCCGCGAGGTCGTCTGTCGCCCAGCGTGTCATGATGATAAGCAGCTTTCCGTTTTCCTCCAGACGGGACTGCATCGTATCCGTAAACCAAGCCCAGTGCTTTTCTTTCACCAGTTCGTTGTTGGCTTCTTCGGCGTTTTTGATGAGGTCATCGATAATCATCAGCGATGCCCCAAAGCCGGTCGCCGTACCGGTGGGCGATGTGGCAAGGTAGTTGTTGTAGCCGCCCTCCAAGCTCCACAGGTTCATTGCCCCGTCGCCGTGCTTGATGCGGGTGTCGGGGAACACATCGGCGTACACCGGTATGTACAAGTCCGCCTTTTGCTCCATGATATCATTTCGCACATTCTTGGAAAACATGGTGGAAAGCGTTTCGTTGTAAGAGCCTGTCATGATTTTCTGAGAGGGATCACGGCCGAGCACCCACTCCACCAGCAGACCGGCTGTTCTGGACTTGCCGTGACGGGGCGGGAGATTCACGATCATCACCTCGTCATCAGATTCCACGAACGCCTGAAACTCCCTGCACAGCCGCACAAGATACTGCCGGTCAGGCTGATAAAAGTCAGGTGCCATCAGGCTGCAATAGGCAAAAAAGTCACGCCTTGCCAGTTCCGCTTTCGCACCGAGCACGATCAGCCGCTTATCCACTGCCGATCACTTTCCGCAGTTCTTCTGTGGTGAGTTCTGCAAACGGATTTTTCTGCACCGATGCCTCCACCTTTGTGGTGTACTCCCCCGTCATCTTGTTCAGCGTGTCCACGGCTCGGATACGGTCTGCGGCGGCGTTGTCCTCGCCCCTGGCGATGTCGGACAGCAGCTCCTGCCGGTCCCGTGCCGTCATGATGCGTGCGGTCTGGGCAGCTTCGGAAAGCTGTTTGATGTAGGCGGCAATCTCCACATTTCTCAACAATTCATCGGTTCGATGTGCAGCATAGCTTTCGCTGTATCCGGCTTTCCTCGCCGCATCAGCACCGTTTCCGCACTGATAGTAGTATTCCGCGAATTTTCGTTGGCGTTCGTTCAATGCGGTCACGCTCCTTTCAACGGCATACAAAAAAAACGCCGCAAGGAAATCCTCACGACGTTTTGCTTTTTTCGTCAGTATAAGTATAGCATGGAATGCGGATTACTGCAAGTGGTTTGGCGGTTATTCTCGGTTAGTTTCGGTTAGTGGCGGGGTGTTTTTTATCTTTTCGAATCCGGTGCTGTACAATTCTTTGGTTTTCTTATAGTCCCGATGCAGATGCCGTGTTGCGATCCGTTTCAGGGACAGCCCTTGCAGCAAGTACTTTTTCAGTGCAATCCGCATATCTACGGTTTCTTCATCGCTGCCGCAGAGTGTTGTGTTGATATGCTGCATGATGCTCAGCTCCAGCCGGTCACGCTCCTGCTGGAGTGCGGCGATCTTCTCGCTGATCTCTGCGGCATCGATCAGCTTTTTCTCTGTGCTGTTCCCGTGTGTTCCCTTTGCCTCACCGATGCTGTCGAACTGCACCGATTTCACAGACGTGCAGATTTCTTTGTCGATCTGGAGATCTCTTATCAGCTTGGGGATATCACGATAGCGTGTGATCTTTTCTTCGATGGTCATTCTCTCTCCTCCAGTTCCGGCAGCCCTGCCTTCTGCCGCAGTTCATTGCACACCTGACACAGTTCAATGATGTGCAGCGTCAGTGCCGCATAGTACGGCGTGAGCAGGTCACGCTCGATCGACCGTAACTGTGCCAGATCATTGTCTACTCCTTTCCGCCTGCATCTGCACACACGTCCAGCTGGTCTACGTCAATGCCGTATGTTTTCCGCAGGTATGCGATTGCGTCATCTGCGGTCACGTCATGCCCGAAGATCTGCGGCAGATGCAGCAGCTCGTCCACGACACCGTAAACACGTTCCAGACGAATCTTTCGCCAGCCCAATGCCTTTTCCAGTGCCACAAGTGCCACTGCTATGCCCTGCTTTGCTCCGTCACGCAGTGCCTGTTCCTGCATCTCGATGTAAGATGATTCCGAAATGCGGACGGCGTAACGGTCTTTTCTGGTGTTCATCTGCACACCACCCCGCAAATCAGGAATCCTGCCACAAAACAGATCAGCCCGATTGCGGCGTAGGCTATGCTAGTTGGTTTCATGTTCCTCTGCCTCCTCGATCTTCACAAACACCCCCGGCACATCTGCCCAGAACTTCTCCACCACTGCACTGTAAATCTGCTTGTCATCGTTCCAGTAGTGCAGCCGGGTCATGATGTCGAACAGTGCCTTGCACAGGTTGTCCACGTCCGGCTTGTTGGTATAGGGTTCGCCGCTTTGGTGCTTTGCCTTTCTGGGATAGCACCACTTCACCACCACCTGCACCGCACCGCTGTACGGCTGCTCCGGAATGTGCTTCATGAGATGGGCGGTCAGCTTTGCCTCTGCCTCGCCGTTCCCACGCTGGTAGAACCGGTGTCTGCCCTGCTTGTCGATGGTATGTCCCACCTGCTGGTGCGTACTGGTCGGCGGCAGCATGGGCAGGAAAAATGTTGTCATGTTCGTACCTCCATTTCTGGTTTTTTCGGGTTCGCTTTTGTCAATGTCAGACGACAAGTGTTACAAGAGTGCCGTGCATTCGCACTCTTGTTACTTGTTGTCATTGACTGTCACACAGGGACAGGGACAAGTATATATTTATATATACACTGTTGTCCCTCATTTTGTCCCACCATTATTTTCCACTTTTGACAGCTGAATGCTGTTGTCTGCAATGGTCAGTTCTCCGCAGTCCTTGACACGGCGGCGGACGGTTTTTTCACTGATGCCAAGATACTCCGCCATGTCTTTCAGCGTCACCGCCCCGTCCATATTGCAGGCGTGAAACGCATTGAGCAGAGCCGCTTTCTTGTCGGCTTTCTGTGCCACATAGGTCTCCCTGGTTTTCTCTCCGCGTTTCTTGTTCCCACGCTGATGCGGCGGCATCTCGCTCTCTGCCTGCAGGTCTTTCAGTACGCCCACGGTGTCCTCCACATGCACAGGATATCGAAACCACAGGTTCTTCGGCTCGAACTTCGGAAACTCCCGGAGCGTGCCGTCCAGCCGCCATGCGGTTCGCTGCCGCACTGTCCGCTTGACCGCCTCGATCTCGCTGAGGAACCCCTCGTACACTGCCGGCGGCAGATTGTCCCGGCACAGTTTCAGAGATTCCACATGGCTCAGCAGTTCGTCCGGCGAGGCATCTGCCAGCACTGCCGGAGCGTGCTGCCGCAGTTTTTCAATGCAGGCTTCGCAGATTGCCGTGTTGGTCTCCTGTTTGAGGATCTCGTCGGTCAGTTCCAGTTCCGTCATGTCAATGAGTGCGTCCGGATCACGGGCAAACACGCCGCTGCCGGAGGCGCGATCCATGCTTCGCTTGCCGCCCTGTGCCCCCTTGCTGTGGTGGTGGCAGTAGATCACCGCACAGCCCAGCTGGGTGCACACCTTGTCGAACTGGTTGCAGAAATGTGCCATCTGGTCGGCACTGTTCTCGTCACCGGTGATGACCTTGTAAATGGGGTCGATGATGACGGCGATGTACTGCTTTTTCTTGGCACGCCGGATCAGCTTCGGGGCAAGCTTGTCCATGGGTTCTGTCACGCCACGGAGATTCCAGATGTCGATGCTCCGGAGGTTCGCCGCCGGCAGTGCCATTGCCTCGTACACGTCCCGGAAACGGTGCAGACAGCTTGCCCTGTCCAGCTCCAGATTGACGTACAGCACACGCCCTCTGGCACACTGCCACCCCAGCCACCGCCTGCCCTCGGCAATGGCAATGGACATCTCAATGAGGGCATAGGACTTTCCGGCTTTGGACGGTCCGGCAATGAGCATTTTATGTCCCTGCCGCAGCACGCCCTCGATGAGCGGCGGCGACAGTTCCGGCATATGTTCCCACGCCTCTGCCATGCTCTCAAACTCCGGCAGATCATCGGTGACGCTGTCGATGTAGTCTTTCCACTCCGCCCAGGAACTCAGCCCGATGTTGGTCGCCACCAGAAACTGTTTTCTGCCGTTTCGCACCACGCCGGGCATACGGGACAGCCGGGAGGGGTTCCGGTTCTGGCGGTCTACCTTCAAGCCGTTTTTGTCGCAGACCTGATAGAGAAAATCCACCCGTTTCCGGTATTCTTCGTAGTTGGGAGCGTCCACACGCACGATGGCGTGGAGGCTCTTTCCGCCACTGTACACCAAACAGGCGATGGGCAGCTGCATCTCGTGGAGAATGCCGTTCTGCCGCTCCACGTCCAGCACGTCCGATTCCACCAGTGCATAGCGGTATTCTGTGACGTTTTCGTTTTTGCCGCCTTTGCCGTCCAGGGGATTGAACCGGATCCACGCTCCGGCTTCTTCGGCATAGTCTCCGACCACTGCCCCGATGTCGCCGCCGCACTTGCCCAGTGCCTCCAGCAGTTGTCCGGCGGTGCGGTCGCAGCTGCCCGATGTGGGCAGATATTTGCCGTCCTTGTTCTGCCACGTTTCCGTCACATAGCCCACGAAATCTTCTGCTTCAAACAAGGTTTCGATGTAACGGGAGAGTTCCTGCGCCGGATTCCACACCTGCGGCTCTGGCACGGGAATGTCCTGTGCCTCTTTCCGGCTGGTGACCACATAGTCCTCGCCGATGTAATCATCCCAGCTGAGGGCTCTGGATTCTTTCGGGGCACTCTGGGGACGATAGCCGTTTTCCAGTGCCATATGCACGATGGTTCCGGCGGTGACCGGATGCTCTGATCCAGAGAACGTCCGCCATTTCTTTTCGCACTCGCCGCTGTGATACCGGACAGTGTCACGCTGTGACCAGCTGTCCCAGAGGGAGCAGTCATAGCCGGAATCTTTCAGTGCCATGCCCACCCCACACCACTCCTGATAGGTCAGGGCTGCCGGGTCGATGTAGTCCAGCAGTTCGTCTAAGTTGTCGTCTTTGTAATCCATTTATCCATGCTCCTCCGGCACAAACTCCGCCGCTGCGATCGCCCACGGCACACGCCAGCCGTTTGCGGCAATGCGGTTGATGAGATTCTTTGCCGCATCGAAGGACCAGCCGCCCACGTGCAGAAAACCGTACTTTTCCAGACAGCGTATCTGCTTCGGGGTAGCCAGTCCGCTCTGCTGCCGCTGTGCCACTGTGCGGAGAATCTGCTCCGCCTTTCCGGCACTCTCCACCGCATCGGGGTTGATGCCCCGTTTCTCTAAATCTTTCTTCTGCTTGTCCGTGGGCGGATTCGATTCCCACCCGAACGCCGGCACATAGCCGGTCAGATCCTGGGACTGGATCGACATCTCGTACTGCAGGGGGTCTACCAGCCTGGACTTCCGCTTTTTCATGGATTCCAGCTGCTCCGCCAGCTTGGACTCCCGGTCTGCCACCACGTCCTCGGACGCTTTGCTCTCGGCTTCCTCGATGTCCACCGGCACGCCGGGCTGCTGCTCCAGCTGCTGTGTCATTTTCTGCTGCACTTCTTCGTCCTCGCAGATGAGGCACGCCGGACGGCACAGCTCGTGCTTTTCCGTGTTCCACAGGAAATCCAACAGCAGAAGGTGGTCTTTCCCCTCTGCCAGCCGCGTGCCGCGTCCCACCATCTGGCAGTACAGGGCACGGACTTTCGTCGAACGCAGCACCACCACGCAGTCTACCTCCGGACAGTCCCAGCCCTCGGTGAGCAGCATACTGTTGCACAGCACGTTGTATTTGCCGTCGGAAAAGTCCTGTAAAACCTGTTCCCGGTCGTCGGATTCGCCGTTGACCTCTGCCGCCCGGAATCCGTGCTGACAGAGAATGTCCCGGAACTTCTGGGAGGTTTTGACCAGCGGCAGGAACACCACCGTCTTCCGGTCGGCACAGTGCTTTGCCATTTCGGCAGCGATCTGTTCCAGATAGGGGTCTAACGCCGTGGCAATATCCCCCGGCTTGTAATCTCCGGCAGCCGTCCCCACATGGGTGAAATCGATCTGCACCGGCACAGTCAATGCCCGGATCGGCGTTAGGTATCCCTCGTGAATGGCCTGGGGCAGAGTGTATTCATACGCCAGACTGTCAAATACCTTGCCCAGATTCTGCTTGTCGCCCCGGTCGGGCGTTGCCGTCACGCCCAGCACATGGGCATCGGAAAAGTGATCCAGTATCACCTGATAGCTGCCGGAAATGGCGTGGTGTGCCTCATCGATGATAATGGTCTGAAAGTAGTCTGGGGGGAACTGGGCAAGGCGTTTCTGCCGCATGAGGGTCTGAACGCTGCCCACCGTGACACGATACCACTCTCCCAGACAGGTCTGCTCTGCCTTTTCCACGGCACACTTCAGACCGCTGGTGCGTTCCAGCTTGTCCGCCGCCTGCTGGAGCAGTTCGCCCCGGTGTGCCAGGATCAGCACCCGGCTGCCGCTGCGGACTTCGTCCTCGGTGATCTTGGCAAAGACAATGGTCTTGCCGCAACCGGTGGGCAGCACCAGCAGCGTCCGGTTTCTGCCCTCGTCCCACTCCCGGTGCACGGCTTCTCTCGCCGCCTGCTGATAAGGTCGCATTTGCATGATGATCGTACTCCTTTCCATACTGGCTCCCCTGAAAGGGGAGCTGGCAAGCCATAGGCTTGACTGAGGGGTTTCACTCTTTAAAACTGTCCCCTGTTCCAGCCGCCCTGAGGGGCGTTCTGGGGCTGCTGCCACGACTGTGCATTGCTCTGCGGATACGGGGACTGAGGTGCAGTGCAGGGCTGCTGTGGGGCGTTCTGAGTGGTCTGGGGCTGATCGTAGGACGGATACAGCTTGTCGATCTGGTTTGCCTGTCCAGTTCCGCCGCCGTCCCGCTTTTCATAGGTGCGGTTTTTCACATGGCACACGCCGGACTTGCCGCACACCTGTGACCAGTTCATCTGTGCCGCCTGCCCTTTCTGTTTCATGCCGATGCTGGCGAAAAACTCGGACAGCTTCCATTCCATTTTTGTGTGCAGGAACAGGTTCTCCTGCAGGAGGACGCTGCTGCCGTCCGGGCTGAACACCCGGAAGTGGACGATCGCCTTGTTGCAGGGCGGAATATTCGCCGAGCCGGCATGTCTGGCACGGTCGAACTTCTCCACGGTAAAGCGGTAGTCGCCCTCCGGCAGCAGAATAAAGCTGCTCTCCTGCTGGATTTCATCGTCCCAGCCAAGTTCGTGACCTTGGGTGTTTGCGGTTGTGTTGTTGTAATTGTTCATGTAGAACCTGCCTTTCTCTTTGTGCGGTATTGCCTTAAAACGGCACTCGATTTTGCTGTATCATTTCCACGATGTTCTTCCACCACGGAATGCACCAGCCTTCCACGAAGTCCTGCGGATAGTTCTGGACGGGCATATCTGCCGGAAAATAGCCCTTGCTGCCGACTACTGCCTGCAATTCCGACGGCTGCACCTGTGCGGCGGTCATCAGCTGTGCCAGCTGGGGTGCGATGCCGTCCAGAATGTGCTGCGTCTGGACATCTTCGGCGGTCTGCCGGGGCTCTGGCAGCTGTCCGTCCGCGGTAATCAGCAGCTCCGATTCCGCCAGATCCTTTTCCGTGGGCAGTCCGGCAGCCTGTGCCTTTTCTATGACCTGCTGTGCTTTTGGAACAGGTGCGGCAGCTGGTGCAGGTGCAGCGAAGACGGACGCAATGGACGCATATTCCAAGGGCAGCATCTCCGGCAAGCCGAACCGGTTCTTTGCGTCCCACCAAGCCGTTTTCGTGGTGTACATCACACGGTTGCAGGCAGTCGCCTTGTGCTTTTTGCCCTTGTCGTCGGTGGCGATGACGTGGGTCTGGAACGCCAGAAACAGGGTGATGTCTGACCACTCTTTCAGCAGCGGTGCGATCTTGTTGGTGGTCTTGTTCCCCAGTTTCAGTTCCCAGTGGTCGAACTCCGCATCGATCTCCGGCAGGGACGCCTTTCGGGTAACGGCGTGGCAGAGCAGTGCCACATTGACCCCTGCCTGCACAAGGCGTTCTGTGCTGTCCAGAAACCGTCCGATCTCCTCCGCCTCGTACTCCCAGCCCTTACCGTAGCCGAAGCCCTCAATGCCGTTGACCTGGTGCTTGCTGCACAGCTGGGCAATGGCGAGGCGTTCTGCCCAGTCGAAGGTGTCGATGCACAAGGTCTGATACTGCCGCTGTGCGTGGGATTCCAGCACGAAGTCCACTTCCTGCTGGAGCATCTCCCAGCTAGTGGGCTTGGGCAGCCGCCGGACGTTCATCTTCGAGGTGCTGCCCTCGCAGTCCAGAAATACCGCTCCCGGCAGCTGTGCCGCCAGAGAGGTCTTTCCCACGCCCTCCTGTCCGTAGATGACCAGTTTCACGCCGGCACCGGTCTGAATGCCGTTTGTTTCTTCAAAATTCATTGTGATGTTCTCCTTTCCACGCTTCTTCTGTTGTGTGCTTGTGTTCTTGCATCAACCCATCGGCAGTTTTCAGGACAGTAATTCCCATTATTATCAATTCGGTCAATCGTGCAAGCTCCACGCAGTGCATACGGGTCATAACCAGACTTCATCGCCCATTTATAAAATGCTTCAAAGCTTTGTTTCCACTCTTGACAAACAGATATTCCTCGACCGCCGTATAAGTGAAAATGAACATTATTAGGGTCAGTGCAACGCTGACGCATTCCGCACCAGACATAATACAGACGAGTATGACTCTTTCCGTGTGTATGGTGCGGCGGGTTTGTTATCAAGAAAGAATAACGTGTGCAATCGCAATGAGAAGATACGCCGGATCGGAGTGATTTGCCATCGATATTCCTTTCTGCTCCGCAGTTTTTACATCTGCATTTCCAAAAAATACGTGGCTTTATACCGTGACCAGCGTACTCTGATTTGCAAATCACATTCCAATCCCCGAATTGTTTGCCAGTCAGATCAATAAATGCTCCCATCAAAACACACCAGCTTCCCACGTTGTCTGTTGCTTTATTGCCTCATTCGGTGAAACAGAGTATCCATCAACAATCAGGATAGAGCACTCGTCCCCGGTAGACACACGGGTGGCAATTGCCTGCAAACCTTCCTGTTCCAGCCACTGCCCGAACTCCTGCAGGGTGACGCTGTCCATCTGTTCCAGCTTGTCCAGCAGCAGATCGGAAG